GCTCTAGGCGTTAGTTTTCTAACACTTACAACAGTATTTGGGTTATTGTCTAAAACCAATCCTTTTCTCTCTAGTGTCATGGTAAAGTTAGCACCTGCAAAATCAGCACCAAAATCTGCTCTATAAAATTTAGTATCGGTTGTACCTGCCATTAAGGTACTCATGTGTGCTGGGTTATATGCTCTCTCACCCCAATTATTTGTAGCGTTATATACTTCCCAACTTTGCGATTGTCCTGACCATACCACAGTTGCTGAGCCAGGATTAACTATCCCACTCGCTATATGTTGAATATTAGGTAAATCTCTAAAAGAGAAACTATTATTAACATAGTTATAAATCAATGCTTTATCGCAGTTTGTTGAACCAACTTGTGGGTAACAAACCCACATTTCTGACTTCTGTTTATTATGGTAAACAAAGGTTTTGCCATAATTTGTAGAGTCTATATTGTCAAATAATTCCCTTCTAATTAAATTAGTTGCAACTGATTTTTTGCTTGTTCCATTATGAACTATAAGATCACCTTGAGTTACTACAAAATGTTGACTGTTAAATTCTGCTAAACAATTTCTTGATAATACCCCTGAATCGCTAAATAATTGTGAAAAACTAAATACTAAATTACCACCTGTATAAGTCATTAACCATGTAGATTGTTCTTTATATATAATAAAACTGCCACCAAGCTTTAATCCATCTACAATAAAATCTCCAGTATCTCCTACTGTCGCAGAACCTGCATCATTTGTTGATGCTGCTACCCAAGAAGAAGGTAGTGCAAAATTTTCTGCTGCATCTCCCCACCTTACTTTATTAGGATAAATGGTTGAGGATTCAGTTACATTTAAAGCTATTAAGTAATTACGAAATGCTCTCATAACTTTACAAGTCGTACTTGCAGGCCAATTAGTTAAATCAGTAAATTTACTTGCACCTGTGGTTGCTAAACATTGAGGATCATCTACGCCATTATTTAAAATAACCAAGCCATTATAAACAAATCCTACCCAATTTTGTGTTGCTGTAAGTGAATAATCCCCACCTGATGCTCTTGTAAAATCTGAATTAGTAGAGCCATCTGTTCTATATAACTTAGCTGCACCTGCATAAAACCAATAAGAGTTTGTTCCTGTTGTCCAGTTGATTAGGAAATAAGGTGCTACTGCTGGTGCTGTAAATACTGCATCATGTCCTGTAAATTTCTTAGCTGCACCATCTTCAAACCTTACATTGTTTGCGTGTGAATAAAATTCAGGTGGTATTGCTAAATTGTTTGTATCTTTAACAACTCCTTTAGGTGGCCCTGCTTGAAAAGTAGCCATTATGCAGTTCTTCTCCACATATATGCAACGATATAGGGTTGAACATTAGTATGGGCTGCACCACCACCTGTTGCTGCTGATGTATAAGTTGATGTTCCTGATGTTGCTCCTTGTGATAAATTTCCTTGGTCTGTGTCACTTGTGCTCATTACAACTGTATGAGTATGCGATGGCATTTCAGAAGTAGTTAATGTATGGGTTTTTACACCACCAGTTTCTTGGAGTGCATCAAAATCACTATCTGAAGCATTATAACCTACTATTACTCTACCAGTTCCAAATGCTGCCCAAGTTCCAAATCCTAATAATGTTCCAGGATTGGTTGTAACTGCTGCGTTAATATAAATAGAACCTACTGGATAAACTGCTTGTAGGGTTGTTGCTGTGTTTGAACCTATTGTCATAGTGCCTGAGATTGTTAGATTTCTCATGCCTGTGGAATCATTACTAGCATCTGTGGTTACTGCTTTAGATGCTTGTGCTGTACCTAAAGTTGTAATATCTACATAATTTAATTCTGTTGTAGTAGCTGTTACCCCATCTATTAGATTTAACTCTGTATGTGTTGCCGATACAGCACCAGTAACACTAGGGAAACTAGCTTTGACTGTTGCTTTTATCAATCTTAAATGGTCATCTCCCTCGTTAACTGGATCACCAGCTACTGGATTTGAACTATTTAAGTCCGATATATATGTTCCTGTTTCTAAGCCCATGCTTTTCTCCTATCTTTGTTATGGTTTCGGATATTTGTCTTTAGTTGCCTTAATTGTAGCTTTCCAAGCATCTATGCCGTTGTGGTATATGTCATCTAATTGGTCAACTATTTCTGGATATTCACGTTCTCTTTTCCACTTATATGCCACAGCTTCTGATTCAGCATCAGCAGTAAGTTCGGCTGATGTTTTATCACGTTTAACCCAAGTAAGAACGACTTTATCTGCTTGGATATCTTCTGTCCAGCCGTCAAGCGTTTCCGTAGCACTATTAAAAGATGGTTTAATTTCTTCTAAAGGATATATTCCAAGTTCTGCTAACGCATCTGCGTCATCTTTGCTATTATGTAGCCCAGATGTGTTCTTCCAGTTTTTAGGTAAAACCCCTCTATAAACTACTACTCCTTTTTCTACTATTGCTACATTTGACATTTTTTAATCCTCAATTCTTTTTTAACTTTAGCAAAAGGTTTCTCCCAGTTGCCATAATCTTCTTGTCTTATTAACTTAACTGAATCATACCAAGCTGATTTACTGCCTGGTACTGCCCAAGTAAAGTAAGCCATAATGGGTGCTATCACCCAAGTTTCTTTCCCCATCGCTGCTGATAAATGTGCTATTGATGTGCAAGAAGTTATTACTAAATCCAAGTTAGCGATAGCTCCAGCAGTTTGTTCCCAATCGGTCAAATATTCTTCAAGGTCGGTTATGTTATATTTTGATACATCTATATGAGATGAGTCTGATAGTTGTAAGGAATATAAGTCAACACCTTCTTGATTAACAGCATTATAAAATCCTTTGAATGGGAATCCTCTCATCTGTTCGTGTTCAAACTTTTGATTGCCACCCCATCTAATACCAACTTTAAAACCATCTTTTTTAATAAGTTTAGAGAAACGATTAACACATCTCACGTTTGGTGTTATATATGGTGATCCATCTAAATCTTTATACTCACAACCTAGTAAATGTCCTAGTGAGAATGAGGGTATATAATAATCATGCCAAATGCCTTTTAATATGTCTGCTTGTGCTACTGCTGATACTCCATCAATTCGTGCAAATAATGGTGCTAGTGTAGGTTGACAAGCAACAATAACTTTAGCCCTTTTAGCGACAAGTTGTTTAACAAAACGAACATTAATAATCTCGTCACCAAAACCACCCTCCATGTAGATCAGAACAAATTTATTTTTCAAGTCTTGTTTGCCGTCCCATCTAACCGATGCCATGCCACCTAATTCTGATTCACTACCCCAGACATTTGCAATACGGCCTCTTTCCATTAAAGCTAAACCTTTACTTAGTTCACCTCTTGAAAGATAGTGCCAACCTCTATTGAAAGCTGTTCTATTACATTCTGGTTGTTCTTGCTCTAATTCTTTAACAACTTCCCAAGCCTGTTCGGCTTTCCCTTGTATAGATAACATTAACTGATAATCAAGTTTGTCTTTTTCTTTTGCTAGTAATTCTGCCTTTTCAACATCGTCTCCAACAAGATGCAGGATTCTGTCTACTCTCGACATAGGTTTTTGTGAAATTAAAGGTTTTCTATGTGCTAACATCTATGCCTCTTTCCACGCTACAATACCTTGGCTTTTAGTAGAAATAGCATCAACAAAACCAGTTGCACTACCAACTTGTGTAAAAGTGCTTACATTGGATTGCCCAACCACAGTACCAGAGTAATATAGAGCACCATTTGTTTTCATAACAAAACCCCAGTCTCCCTCGGCTATTATAACGTGTTCCCAGTCAGTAGCAGAGCCAACTTGTACTGGTGAACTTACGCTTGTAGTGCCACCATGTCCAAGACCACCTGTTCCATTATCGCCCCAAGTCCATAAAGTGCCATCTGTTTTTATGGCTGCCGTAACACTTCCATTACAGCCCACTTCTTTCCAATCAGTTAGAGAGCCAACCTGTACAGGTGAGCTTCTTGAAGTAGTATCACCATGCCCACCAACTCCAGAATTATTTAATCCCCAAGTCCATAGAGAGCCATCTGATTTTACTACAACACGATTATGATAAATCATCCCAGGCGATATAGTATTTTGCCAAGTTTCTAAAGAACCTAATTGAGTAGGCTCACCTGTTACGTTGTCGGTGTTACCTAATCCAGTAACTCCAGAACCACCATATCCCCAAACCCACATAGTTCCAGTAATTATGTTTCTACTATCTAATCCTGCTCTGCCCATCATTAAAAATTGTTGTACTGCCATATTATTCTCCTATGATGGTGATTTAGAATCTAAACTCATTGCTTGTCCATGCCAAATAGTGCCACCATCTATTGTGGCAAATACTAAAAGATCAACTCCTGATGCTGTTAATGTAGGTGCTGTGCCACCTTCCCAATCTACTGATGAAGGAAAGTTAACTGTCTGACTTCCCCCATTAGTTAAGATAAGAGAAAACATACATAATTCATCTGATGCTGTGGGATTTGAAAATGTAAAAGTTGTAGTTCCAGTATCTACTGTTCCAGACACAGAGTTACCGAGTGTTAAATTTATATCCTGTGTGCCACCACCTATTGATCCTATTGCATTAGTTGTGAAACCAATATCTCTAAGGATAATGTCTGTTACTGTAGTTCCTGCTGTTATTCCTGCTGCTGTTCCACTTGTGTTTTGCGAACCTGCTGCGTTTACGCCTGGTAAATCTATATTGCCTGTACCATCAAAAGATACACCACCAATATTTCTAGCAGAAGCTAAAGCTGTAGCTGTCGCTGCATTTCCAGTAGTTGAACCTGAAGTACCTGATGTATTTCCAGTAACATTACCTGTTATATTTCCTGCAAAAGTTCCTGATAAAACATCTGTTGATGAATTAAAAGTTAATCCTGCTGCTGATTTAGGCCCTAAGTCGCCTGTTGCTGCCGTTACAAATAAAGGAAAACAAGTAGTATCACTACTCTCATCAGCTACTGTAATTGTTGTTGGAGTAGGAGCAGTTCCTACAAATGAGGTTGCTGTTAAAGCACCTGTGGCAGAATTAAATGCAAGATTAGACCCTGACTTTGGTGCTAAATCCCCAGTTGCTGCTGTTGCAAACAATGGGAAGCATGTTGTATCTGATGATTCATCTGCTACTGTAACTGTTGTAGCAATCGCTGCCGTGCCTGAAGT